AGTTTAGATGGTTTCGACTTATCTGAATTTGAACCAAGATAATGTGTTTAAATTTTGCGTAACTTTGCATATAAATTAAATCAAATCAAATGGATATTAAAGTAAGAGAAGTAACGGCTGAAGAAAAATCAACTCAGCAAATAGAGCAAGAACTCCTTGATAAGCATGAGGAGAAACATCAGTCAGAGACTGAACAGGAATCAATAGAGGTGAAGGCTGTAGAGCCAGAAGCAGAAGTTGAAGTTAAAGAAGAAAAAACACAGGCAGAAGTTCCTGTCGAAGAAGTGGTTGAAGAACAACCTCCACAAGTAGACACACCGCCTGAATTAAATGAAGACGAAGTTCTTTCATATATTGGAAAAAGATACGGTAAGGAAATTAATTCTATTGATGAATTAGTGAGCAAGCGTGAGGAAAGCGAACCGCTTCCTGATGACGTTGCTGCTTACCTAAAGTATAAAAAAGAAACTGGACGTGGTTTTAATGATTTTGCAAAATTGCAAAAAGATTATTCTGATTTAAGTCCAGATGCTTTGCTAAAAGAATATTATTCTATAACAGAAGAAGGTTTAGATTCTGAAGATATAGATCTTCTAATGGAAGATTTTGTTTTTGATGAAGAAATACATGAACCAAACGAGATTAAGAAAATAAAATTAGCAAAGAAAAAAGAAATTGCCAAAGCAAAAAAGTTTCTTAAACAACAGCAAGAGACATACAAACAGCCCCTTGAGTCAAGGGAAAGTTCTGCCAATGCTGATAATAATGAACTGATTGAATATAGGCAATATCTTGAGTCAGCTAAAACTCAAGAGGAGCAAGCAAATCATAAAAGACAATGGTTCGTCAAAAAAAGCGACGAAATATTTAGCACCGAGTTTAAAGGTTTTAAATTCAATGTAGGTGATAATGATGTAGTTTATACTCCAGGCAGTGCTTCTGAACTTAAAAAAGCTCAAGAGACTCCACTTAATTTTGTAAATAAATTTCTGGATTCTAATGGGTATTTAAAAGATGCAGAAGGATACCACCGCTCTTTAGCAATTGCAATGAATCCTGAGAAGTTTGCTCAGTTCTTTTATGAACAAGGCAAATCGCAGGCAACAGATGATGTAATACGTAAAACGAAAAACATAAACATGAGTGAGCGTACTGCACCAGAGGTTACTACAAAATCAGGACTTCAAGTAAAATCAGTTTCACAACCTTCGAGTCGTGGACTAAAAATTAAGAGTATTAAAAGAAGTTAATAATTTAAATAAATAAATAATAATATTATGGCAGGACAAGTATTAGCAACCCCAGGGTTTGCTTTGACACCGAGTTCAGAAAGAACTCCAACACCGGAAAACTATTTAACTAATGCAGATTTCAATTGGTTGAATCAGTACTTACCAGATACTTACGAAAAAGAATTTGAAAGATATGGTAATAGAACAATCTCCTCATTCCTTAGAATGGTAGGAGCAGAGATGCCTACAAACTCAGACCTTATCAAATGGGCAGAGCAAGGTAGGTTACACACGAAATATACACAAGTTGGTACAGCAGCAATATTAAATGCTGACCAAGCTGTATTTCAAGTAAATGATGTATTAGACCCAGCAGCAGCTCAACAAGTAATCAGAATAGGACAAACAATTGTAGTTGTTCAAAATGATGGTTCAGGTGTAAACAAGGCTGTAGTAAGCGCAGTAAACAATGCCGCAGGTGGTAGAGGACAGTTCACAGCTGACTTTTATGAAGCAGCAGGTTTAGTAAAAGCAGGTACTGGAGTCGGTAACGCAGACGTTACAGTATTCATTTACGGTTCAGAATTTAGAAAAGGAACAGCAGGAATGGTTGGTTCATTAGAAGCTAATGACTTCATCTTCGACAACAAGCCTATTATCATTAAAGATACTTACACAGTATCTGGTTCTGATATGGCTCAAATTGGTTGGGTTGAAATCACTACTGAAGATGGCGCAACTGGTTACCTATGGTACTTAAAGTCTGAGCACGAAACAAGATTAAGATTCGATGACTATTTAGAAACAGCAATGATTGAAGCTGTACCTGCAGAGCAAAACTCTGGAGCTGCTGCTATCTTAGGTAGCGCCGGTGGTGCTGCTGACCCAGGAGCTGGTTCAGATGGTATATTCTACGTAGTAGGATTAAGAGGAAACGTTTGGGATGGTGGAAATCCAGTAGCCCTTGCAGACTTCGATTCTATAATCAGTAGATTAGATAAGCAAGGTTCTATTGAGGAAAACGTTATTTTCCTTAACAGACAATTTGGATTTGACATTGACGATATGTTAGCAGCACAAAACTCTTACGGAGCAGGTGGTACTTCTTATGGTCTATTTGACAATGACGAAGAAATGGCTTTAAACTTAGGATTTACAGGATTCAGAAGAGGTTACGACTTCTATAAGACTGACTGGAAATACCTAAATGACCCTACAATGAGAGGTGGATTACCATCAGGAGCAACATCAGGGAAGATCAATGGTCTTCTAGTTCCAGCTGGTTCAACAAGTGTTTATGACCAAATTCTTGGTAAAAACGCTAAGAGACCTTTCTTACATGTTAGATATAGAGCTTCAGAAACTGAAGACAGAAGATATAAGACTTGGATTACTGGTTCTGCCGGTGGTGCTGCAACGTCAGATATCGATAACATGCAAGTAAACTTCTTGTCTGAGAGAGCTGTATGTACTTTAGGTGCAAACAACTTCTTCTTATTTCAAGACTAGTAATTAAATATTAGGGGCGTAGCAATGCGCCCCTTTTTTAAATAATCAAATTAAATTAAATCAAATGAAAAAAGAAAATACTACCCCAGAAGTAGTTGAGAAAGCTGAAACTAAAACAGTTGCTCAACCAAAACCAAAAAAACAATCACCTAAATTTGTTGACAAATCTTATAAGCTTACAAGAGAGGTTGCACCTTTATCTTTAATCTTAGCATCAAGGCATACTAATAGATTTCCCTTATTGCATTTTGATGAAGAGACAGGAATTAACAGACCTTTAAGATATGCAAGAAATCAGAACAGTCCATTTCAAGACGAACAAGATGACAATGCTATTTTAGAGCCTGTAATATTTGAAGATGGATTTTTGTTTGTTCCAAAAAACAATCAAATACTACAAAAGTTTTTACATTATCACCCTGGTAATGGAAGAATATTTGTTGAAGTTAACAAAGCAAAAGAAGCTGCTGACCTTGTAGAAGATTTAAACTTAGAAGTTGATGCTCTTATAGAGGCTAGACAGTTAGATGTTGCGCAAGTGGAGAATGTTGCTAGAGTTTTATTTCAACAAGACGTTACTAAGGTAACAACTGCTGAGCTTAGACGTGATATATTAATATTTGCTAAACAAAACCCAGGTGGTTTTATGCAGTTATTGAGCGACCCTATGCTAAAGATTAATGCAACGGTACAAGAGTTTTTAGATAAAAACTTAATACAGTTAAGAAATAGCAAAAAAGAAGCGTGGTTTAATACTCCTTCTAATAAAAAGAAAATGTGTAATATACCATTTGGTGAAGATCCAATGTATATTATGACATCTTATTTTCAAAGCGATGATGGATTAGAAGTGTTTAAGCACTTAAAAGCATTAGCTAAAAATTCGTAACTTTACGACTTGTTTAACCCATTAAAAACTTTTTATAAAATGGAAAAATTTATCAAAATTACAAACGCCCCTATTACTAATACACTAATTAGTGTTAACGGAATAAAGTCAATAGGTACTGCATCAGCAACAGCAACAACTGTAGTGATTAAGTATGCAGATGGAACAGCAACTACAGTAACAACTGCAGCTCAAGTTGGTCATGATGTTTATACAGCTATACTAAATGCTACTGAAGGTGCTTTAGTTACAAGCTGGACAAAACCAATGTATTCTTTAGAGTTACCTAAAGCTGTAACAAGTATTGTAAATGCTTAACTAGTTTAAGTATTGTACTAAATTAAGAAGAAGCACCCAAATCAGGGTGCTTTTTTATTTTGTGTATCTTTGTAAAAAGATTTTCAAATGATAAATTCTGTAAGAAATACTGTGCTTGCTATTATCAACAAAAATAACTATGGGTATATATCTCCTAGTGATTTTAATTTGTTTGCCAAACAAGCCCAGTTAGATATTTTTGACGAATATTTTATTAACTATAATCAGCAAATTAATGAAGAGAATGCAAGGATTTCAGGAACAGGGTATGCTGATATAAGGCTAGGATATGAAGAGGTAATAGACACGTTTTCTGTTACTAAGCAATTAATACAAAACAATAACAATGTTTATTTTTTGCCATCTACGATAACCACTGGTGATGATTATTATTTATTAACTAATGTTTTATGTAGTTCTGGAGGAATATATCAAGGAGAGGCAGAAAAAGTAAGTAACACTAAAATAAAATTATTAAACACTTCATTGTTAACCGGACCGTCTAATCAATATCCAGCTTATACACAACAAGCAGATTCTATAAGTATATTTCCTTCCACCTTTAATGGGGCTAATGATATTGAGGCTACTTATGTAAGATACCCTAAAGATCCAAAATGGACATACATTACTTTGTATAATGGCGAGCCAATGTTTGATCAAACACAAGCGGATTATCAAGATTTTGAATTACCTATTGATGACGCAAATGATTTAGTTTCTAAAATTTTACAATATGCAGGAGTTTCAATTAGAGAAGCTGACGTTGTAGCTTTTGGACAATTTGAAGAACAAACCCAAAGTAAAGAAGATTAATTATGAGTTATATAAATCAACAAAAATATTACACTAATGATGGTGTAAATCCAACAGATGCTAATTGGGGGTCGTATCAATACGTTTCTTTAAATGACATTATTACAAATTTTTTATTAATGTATGATGGTAATCATTCTTTAATTAATAATGAAAACAGATATAAAATATTATTTCACGCCAAAAGAGCTATACAAGAATTAAATTATGATGCCTTTAAAGAAATTAAATCTTTAGAACTTAAAGTTTATGATGATTTAAGATTTGTATTGCCTTCCGATTATGTTAATTGGGTAAAACTTTATATGTTCCACGGAAACACTTTAAGAGAATTAACTGAAAACATTCAGGTACAATCAGCGGTAGCTTATATTCAATCTGCCACAGCAACTTTTACTTATGATGGTAGTAATAATGCTACAGTTGTGCAATCAGATTTAGATACCACCAGGAAAAGTGGAGCTTTAAATAGTATTTATTTA